GTATTTAAATTGTATAATTCTTTTTTAGAATTATTTCTATCTTTCAATTTTATTTTGGATCCGATTTTATTATATGATTCTGATAATCCAGTTTCAAACCAATATTCTATATAGTTTTCACATATATTCTTTAACCTATGTATCATAATTCCTAATCTCAATTTTACAAGATTATCATTTTTAGGTTTAGATGTTTCTTTACTAATCTTATCCATTTCATCATAAAGATTATCTCTTGTTGAATTATATATTAATAACATATCATTTAAAAGATCTTTAGAATCATCTCTTGAAAGAGATTCTTTCTGAACTTTAGCAGATCTTCTTTTACCATATTGATTCTTTGGTTGATTTTTATTTGCCATTGATTTATCAGGTTCAGTTATTTTCGCAGATCCTTTAGGAGCATTTGCATTTGCAATAATTTCATCATCGGGTTCAACAGGAAGCCCAAACTTTTCAGCCCATATTTTTGGAAGTTGTATTTTGTAAAAATAGAGATCTTTCTCTTCTTCTTCAGTAAGAGGATTCATTCCTGTTTCTCTTCTAAATTCTGATAATGTAATAACATTTTTATTATATAGATCAGCATAATGATTATCATGAGCCATCTTAGATTCAAATGATAATGCTGGAAAAGATAATTGTAAATCAGAATCAGTAATTCCACCTTCTAATAATAATTCTCTTATTATAAAGAAATCTATAAAAGAAGATAGTGTTCTTTGATATGCCATAACTGTATCATGCATTTCTGTAGTTAATGCATCCGATGAAGATTTAGAGGCTCCTTCACCTCTACCCATTTGAACTTGTGATACTTTTAAACCAGTAAAAACCCTTTGTTCAAAATGTTTTAGATAAGGTTCAGCATTTATTGCCTCACCCTCTAAACCAATAACTTTAAATTCAACTTTTTCATTGGTAACTAAGACAGCATCAACTTGCATTAATGCAACCTTTTGATTCATAATTATTAGATCTTCTTCACATGCTTGATAACCAACTTGAGCAAGACCTACCTTTGCCTGCATAAATGGAAATACAAACTTCCAAACTAATCTAGAAGTATTTTCTTCCATCATTCTTAATAATTTTACGTCTTCTAATACAGGCCATATATATGGCATGCCATATAAAGTATTATCTTCTTTATCTTTATAGATATGTATTATTTCATGAGGTTTAAAATCTTTGGTCTTTTGAGCAGATTTGTCATTTTGTTGAGCTATGTTATATAACATAACCATAATTTTCGGAGGTTCTTTCTGTATATATTTAACTATATCACCAGTTTTTTCATTAATAATAGGAGTTATAGTTAAAGGATTAATAATTTCATAACCTATAATTGGATCTTTCTCTTCAATTTCTGCAGATCTTAATCTTAACTTTTGATTGTTTCCTCTTACTTTTCTTATAAAAACATTATGATATTTAACAAGATCAGATCCAATTTGATTAAGAAATTGATCAAATGGAACATCTGTTGCTTCAGCAATATATTTGAATCTATTATTTATATAAGTTATATGATCTATATTTTTAGATCTTAGTTCATAACCATGTTTAAATATTAAATCAACATATTTATCTATAGAAACTCTAATATAAGAATCATTAATATAACCAGCTAAGATTTCTGAAAAATCAACAGTTGGCGGAATATTTAATAATGTAGTTTTACGATCAGATGATTTTACAAGATTTTTTAAATATGCAGATTGACTATATGCAAATACTAGAGGTTTATCCTTTGGAGGTTCTGGAGAAGTTATTAATCTCTCCATCAAAGGACGACAATCAGATTGACATTTTTCTATTAACTTCAAAGTTTACCTAGCCCTCTTAACTTCAATATTATCCCAATTTCTTGATTTTCTAGATATATTATTATTATTTACATTATTAATAATTAAATCTATAACATCACCAATAGTCTGAGTACTCTGTACAGTTAATAATATATTTATTAAACTATTAATTATTTCAACTAATTGATAATTTGTAATATTATTATTAAATATATTATCATTCAATGCATTAGTTACTGTTTTATTTATTTTAGAATTTTGAAATATATTGAATAAATTTAATTCGAAATCATTTCTAGATTTCAACAAAGTATTACTTAATTTAATTCTAATTGGATCCAATAACCTATCAACACACTGATTACTCGTTGTATTATTCATCCAACCTATTAATGGTTCTGCTAAGTATTCTAATACATTTGTTCCTTGATTTATTAAATCTAGTACCTTATTTTGGATAATACTATCTAAATGTAAATATCTTTCATCAAATAACGCTATTATTGCCTTGGCATTTATATCTTTAGCATAAGTTAATACAGTTTTTAATTTATATAACATATCTACTAAAGGTTGTACATTAATATTAGTAAAATTATTATAATTATTAGGATTACCTCTACTAATCATACACTTTAAAAAAGCCATTGCTTGATTATTATTTATGCCAGTATTTTTAAAAGCATTTACAATACTATTATTATTGGATCCAACGTCATTTAATATATCTATATTATTTGAAAATGTGTGCCCAGATATGTAATTATTAGAATCTCCAGTAGAAAAATGATTTTCCAATAAAGATAATCTATCATTAAAACTCATCTGAGTTAAATTAGAATTAGTTGCCTTATTAATATTATTAATAGTATTATCTACTAAAACTTTGGCAACACAATCATTATATTTATTATTAATTAATGCATTTTCAGTTAAATGAAATATAAAACTACTATCATCATATGCTACTATACTTCTAATATAATTTAATAATATTCTATCATTATTATTAGAAGCATCAATTAAACTATTTATAGTTATAGGAGTATTATTGTTTACAGATAATACATTCTGAGGTATAACATTTATATCATTATAATTGGATCCAATTATTTTTATTGTATTGTCTAAATCCAATTGAACTTTGCTTTTCAATTCAATCATATTGGCTCCCATAAAAGCTACTGTTTTAGGATTAGTATAAAACTCCATATCATAATGCTTTAAACTATCTTCTATAGGAACGGGTGACAACTGTTCTTGTCTATATATTACTTCTTTTTTAGGAGCAATAGGTAATATAGGTTGATCTAAAATTTCTTCTATATTAAAAGGATCAATATTTAAATTATCCATTATCGTTTAAAACTCCTTTTAAATGGTGTAATTGTACTAAAAGGATTACCTTTACCAACAACTGACATCATAGATCCAGATGGACGCATTCCAACAGGAGGTGCTTCGTAATCTGGTTCACTATATCTAGATGATTTATCATTCATTTTTTGTACTGCATTTGACATTATATTAGATCTATTTGCTATATTAGTAAAAGTATTACCTTTTTCTATATAAAGTTTGCTTTCATAATTAGCAAACTTTTCATAATTTTTAACTATTCCATAAACTGCCAACATAACAGCATCTACACCATGTTCATTCACCGAAGTATAAATTACTTTACCAGTATTTGATATACTAGATACACAATAATCAACAAATTGTTTTTTAAGATCTTCATCTTTAGGATTAAATATAACCATATCTAAATCTATTCTATTTCTTAGTATTTCAATCATTAAAGATTTTGCTTCTTCTTTACGAATAAAACCATCATTTGGATCCAATATTTCTTCATTTTGTTTAAAATGTATTCTAACTATATCTTCTGGTTTTAATTTATTTGGATTATTCATATAATGTTCTTTAAGAACTTCTAATTGATATTCTGCAAGCCCACTATCACTATATATCTTATCAATATGAAATCTATCAACTAAACTAATAATTGTTTTAACAGCATTAGTTAATGTATATTCAGACTGAGGAATGATTTCTTTATAGATAATTTTAATATTACTATTTAATTTTTGAGGATTAATTGGATCAGGTTCTTTAAAATCTAATTCAGCAATTACTATTGTTGTGCCTGCTCCATATTTATCCCAGTCAACTCCCATAACTCTAGGTTTGCCAGTATGATTAAGATATTTAGCATAACCATAAGTTGGAAAATGTGGAGGTGACATTGAGAATATTGGATCTCCATTAGCAACACTAAATGCATAATCTAATCTATCTTTATTAAATACGCCTTTAAGTTCAACGCCCCAATTAGCTAAATATTCCATCTCATAACCATTTTGTCCAAGACGCATTTTAGCTTCTCTATCTTTATTTTCATCCCAGTCTGGAATAGCTTCCCAACATGTAAAATGATGTTTAGCCCAACCATAAGAATCATCGGGAGTCCAATCTGGCATATCATTCCATAAGTTATAAAACTTCTCGCGCTTGCCATTTGGCGTAGTTGCCATCCACAATTCGATGTGCGGGGCTTCATCTAAGAGTGGAAGGATTGCATTGTAGTCTTCATCGCATAGGTACGCCGATTCATCAAGAATCAATAGGTCAGCACCGATACCACGAAGTGCTTCTCCTTTAGCACCAGATTTAGTACCAGCAGTTCTAAATACTATAGTAGATCCTTCTTTAGCAGTAATACCATTAAAAAATGTTATCTTCATTGGATCTTTAGTAATTTTACAAGACATCTTAATAAGTTCGTTTTCATTAATAAAACAATTAACTGCTTTATCGTATAATTCTTTAGCTTGCTTTTCAGATGGTGTAATAACAACTACTCTATATTGTTTTTTAGTATAGGCTTGATGAATAGCATAACCCATTAAGGTATGGGATTTACCCGCTCTTCTAGATACACGAATCAATTTCCTCTTGGTACCTGTTGAGAATAAATCTTTTTGCCAGCCACGTGTTTCCCATCCTGCCAAATATCTACCATCATAAGACCTTTTTATTGGGAAGTACGTTTCTAGAAATACTCGTGGATCTTTATGTATTCTAAAGATTTCTTGAGGGTCTTTTAGTCGTTCGTTTAACTCTTTAACATCCATAAACGTTTAATTACTAAATAACTTAGTAATTTAATATCTCCTTTTAACCATACTGTCTAAACATAAGTGCTGCTTCATTACCTATAGTTGTATTCATAATCATATTAGTTTGTCTCATTTGTTCCATTCCTCTAGATCTTACAGCACTAGCATCTCTATAATCTTTATATGAACTTCCTAAACCAGAAGACATTCTTGCACGTGAGATCATTGATTTCTGATAAACAGCTTGTTGTAATCCATTAGCTAATGCTACTGGCATTTGTGCAAAACTTGCAGTTAATGTAGCATTTGGAAATAAAGAAAATAAAGCTACATCTTTAATACCAGAGAAAACACTGGATCCAAAACTTTGACCTTGGCCTTTAGCCTCTTGATATGATTGATTATAAAAAAATGTATTAGCTGCAATATTAAGTGCATTATGCTTAACTAGATTCCATGCAAGATTTAACATAATTTAATTATCCTCGTTCTTATTTAAGATTTTTATTATTATTAATATGATTGATATAACTACAATTGTTATTATATAATTAAAAGAGTTTATATAACCTATTATAACACCTAGGATCCAACTGATTAAGAAGAATAATAATAGACATAATAATATCTCCATTAATACAACCTCCTTATATCTTAACCTCCGTGCCTGAGGTTATGTAAAGCAAAGTTTATTCCATCTGTTGATAGATCCACCCCGCCACCTTTTGAATAAGGCATCTTAGCAGACTGTCCTTGAAAATTACTCTCACCAAAAGTTTGTAACGCTCCTGGAACTGCACTAGTAGCACCCATTAATCCTAGTCTATCCAATCCACCTGCCAAACCTATAACTCCTGCAGAAACTGCCCCAATTCCTAATGCTGCAATTCCAAGTTTACCACCCAATTTAGATGCGGTTTTTTTAGAAAATAAGTTTTTTCCCATATTTGCCAATCCTTGGCCTGCATATTTAAAGACACCTGCCTTATTTGCTGCAATACCACCACCAATTAATGCGGCACCCGCAGCAACTGCACCGACACCTAATACTGCACCTACTCCTGTAGTTGCAGAACCTAAAGTTGTACCTGTTGCAACCTTTTGAAATAAGTTAGGATTTTGTGGTAATATACCAGTATTTTTACCAATTTGAGTTACTGAATTATATCCACCAGTTGCTCCATATATTGCACCACCAAGTGCACCCATAATTGGAATATGTAACCAAGGTTTAAACTTCATTTGTTATAACCTCTAAATTATTAGTATCACATACTTCATAAGTATTTTCATTATTTGGAGTCACATCCGTGAGAGTTTCCAATTCAACTACATTTATGACTTTAACTTTTTCAGCTTCAATAGCTTCTTGTTTATGCATTGCTTCCATTATACTAGATATTAATTGCGCAGGCGAGGATGATTCTTTATCATACTTGGCCTTATTCTCTCTAGTAGCATTTAATAGTTTTAAGATTTCTTGTTTCTGTTTATTAGTTTTTTCTAAGACAGAATATATAGGATTAATTTCTTTTCTAGTCATAGTAACTTTAGGACTAATAACAACATCCATCTCTTCTACTATATCTTCTCTCGATAATATAGAAGTACATCTTTCTGCTAATATTTCTAACATTACTAAATCTTTTACTAAAGATAAATCAACACTATGATCTAAATTATTTGGATCCAAGTTGAATTCATTTAAATATCTATCAGTAGTTTCGATAATTTGAGATATTTCAATAATACATTTCTGCCCAACTATTTGTTTAGAATCATTAGTAAATGCTGCACATAATCCTTTATAACAACAACTATGACCAGTACATTCTAATGGAACATTTAAATATGGTCCTAGTTTAGTTCTACGTTCATTAATATTTAACATCACAGATTCAATTTTAACTGGATCCAAATTCCATGAACTAGGAAATTTTATATCAGAAGGAAGGATCGGAAGTTTCTTTTCATATTTTTCTAATTGATTTTTATTTAAATAACTATCTGGTATTTTACTTATATCTTTACTATTCAAAATATCCTCTTATTTTAATGTACTTTTAATTGGAAATAAAGCATTATTAGAAAGAATAAGATTACTACTTTTAACATTTTCCATAGCAGTTTTCTTTGCTATATCAGTTGCATTTCTAAGTTTCATTTGATTCATTCCAATTGTAAGATTATCAAATCCCTGGTCTATTTTCATTTGATTAGTTCTTAATTTTTCAGATCTTATTTGTTCTTGTAATGTTCTAGGTTTATAATCAGATATAGGTAAACTTTTTCTTTTTTTCCAATCTTGAATTCTATCAAATTTTCTATTACTCGCCTGCTGTCTTTTTCTTACTAGCCATTGTGCATCTGTTTCAGGATTAATTGAAAATGAACTCTTATTAACATTTAAACCCATTCTACTTCTAGCAACATTTCCACCTATTCCACCTATTCCAGTTGTACTTTCAGTTAATGAACTACCTTTTCTAATAATCCTATCTA